CCCTCTCCCCCTCCTCCCCCTTTAAGCTCCTCCTGTAGGAACTTAACCAAGCAGGTAAGTCGTTGATTCATATAGGTTTTGCGGTTGGCATTAGGGATTCGGTTTGGGTTCGACATCAGATACTGAGTTATCCACAAGCTGGACCTGCTTGCGTAGCTGGTCGAGCTGGGCCTGGGCGGCCACCAGCAGCATCTCCTTCTCGGTCGGCGTCATGTTGCCCATCTGCGTGACCGCTATTTCCTTGCGCTCTGTGATCAGTCCATTGAGCTTGGCGCGTAGCTGGGCGGCCGCCACCATGGCCCCGCCTTGCTTGTTGGCCTTGCTCACCTGGAAGGCCTCCATGGCCTCCTCCATGGCGGTCTGCAAGCCATACTGCAGCCGGCGCTCCACAGGCTTGCGCAGGACTTCGAGCCTCTCCACGACCTTATCGTGCTTGGCTAATATGCTTGCCTTTGTATAAGCCGCGCTAATGTTCCAGTCCTTGGACTTGGGGTATGCGATGTGGTACGCATCGATCTGCGTCTTGCCGGCTACCAGCTCGCGGGCGAAGATTTCCTGCTGGTCGGTCAGGTGTCTTGCCATGTTCAATCCCCCCATTCAAGTTCAAGATAAACGGGCGTGTTGGGCCCGACGTAAGCGCTGCGGATATTGAAGTCGTACCACTCCAGCGCCTCCTCATAACCCCAACCCTCGTTAATCGTCTGCAGCGCAGCGATCAGCCCCTTCATGCTGTACAACAGCCTGGGCTTGTCGTCGTCATCGATCAGGCCAAGGATGGCCACATCCAGGCCCTCAGGCTCAAGCATGATCACCTCGGGGTGTACATCCTTCAAATACTCACGGTCCATGGTTATTGCCCCCTCACAAATGCACTCAGGTTGGCGATCACGCGTAGCCGATCAGCGTCGTGCAAACACTCTGCAGCCAGCCATTCAGCGGGGAACAGCACCTGCACTGCGCTCACCGGTACATAGGGCACATGCTCCTTAGCCGCCTTGATCAGTGCGGTGGCAGAGCCCAAAACGTGTATATCGCCCTGCAGGTACACATTACCGCCTGGGCGTGTAATGCCAGCCCAGCTAACCGGCTGCCCTGGAATGCATATCTGCATCAAGTCCAGGTCTTCTGCCTCATCCGTATCAAACGCTTCGCTCATCCGATCCTCCCAATCCCCAACATCTGAAGCGGGCTGACGGCCCGCACGTCCAACCTCGGTGGTGCCGGCTTGGCAACCACCTTGACTGCCCACAAATACCGACGCACAAAGCGCGGTCCGTTCTTGCTGCTCGACTCACCGCGGATGGTCTTTACTTGCCCACCATTTCGCAGCTTGTACAAAGCACTGCTCACTTCCCCCGCCAGCGTCTTGTCAATCCCGGCCTGGGCGATGATTTCGCCCATGGTCAGGGGTACTGCACCAGAAGCCTCCAGCACGGCCGCCACGCGAGCCTTTAGCCCCATAGGTGCCGTGCTCATTCCTTGCACTCCATCTCGATCAGCTTCTCGATGTAGTGGATCGCCTTACGCAGGTCCTCCACGCCGTTCTTGTCACGAAAGCGCATCAGGTACTTCAAGGCGTTGCCATCGAAGAAGCCCATGCCATTTCGCTCGATCACCTCCCAGGGCTGGATGGCCTTGGTCTTGTAGTGGCTGCCGCCCACCTGCTTGTAGTCGGCTCGCACAAAGCCGCCTTGAATAATCCCATTGCACTTGTCATCCATTGCCGTCACTCCCATTCAGCGCACGCAAGGCGTGCAAAAAGTTGCATAACTTGTGTACCCAACGTACCCATCGTTTTTCACTGTTTTCGGTATAAGCAATTAAATTGAAATTGTTTTTGCAGTAATCTGACAATTGGAAAAACGTGTAAAACAATGGGTACAGTGGGTACATTTTTTGAACCCAATCTGCAAAACTTTGCAGATCAGCTCCAACTTGCAAAACTTTGCGCATCATTCGTCCTCCAACAGCTTGATTCCGTAGCAAATCTGCTTGCGGCGGCGGTCTGCGGCTCCAACACGGGCTCGGTTCTCTTTCACTGATGCAAGCGGCACAACGCGCAGCAATTCGTTGGTGAAACGTGTTTTTGCTATCGGATTGAAGCCAGCGTCCTTGCACCATGAGCGGTACGACTCAAAGATTCCGAAGTTGCCGGTGAGTGGTGTCTCAGCGCCCTTCTCGTACTGGCAGCACTCTTCAAAGTACTGCTTGACCCGATCCTGTTCACCCTGGTAGTCGTCCGAAGCAAGGCGGACTACATCCGGTTCTTGCAGCCCGTCCCTGTACCACTCGATGGCGCCCGCCACGATCCATGCCAGCACCCCTTCGAGTTCACCGTCCAGCATCTCCGCGATGCGTGTGTCTTTGATGTGTGTGGCTCGCCCCGCTGCAAACTCCTCGGCGGTTCCAAAGCGGGCCTGGTACGGCACCAGCAGAATGCGCCTCCAGATACCGTTGTCTTGCCCCTTCACACCGGGCTTGTAGTTGGTCAGGAGCTGCAGCTTGTGCGTTGGCTTCCACTCGAAGAAGTTCTCGCGCATGAAGCGTGCTTTGATGATGTCGCCACCGGTAGCTGACTTGACGAAGTCCTCACGGAGCAGCCCACCGTCGCCGGTTTCATGCGATGTGACCATGCGCTTGCCAAACAAGTCGGCGATCTCTGCTGGGTGCTTGTCGTTCTTGCTGGCCATCATCAGCCCTGGGGCGGCGGCTCCTGAGTAGCCACCCAGAACCTTTGCGATGGTGTCCAACACGGTTGACTTACCGTTGCTTCCGTTGCCGTAATGCACCAGGAACTTGTGCTCACGCACGGAGCCTGTAGCGCAGTAGCCAAACCAGCGCTTCAGGAAGTTGGCCAACGGCTTTCCAGCCCCGAGCCCGTCTTCCATGGTTATCTTGGAAAGAACCTCGTTCCACACGGGGGCCAGGGCGTCTGGGTTGTAGTCAACCTCGATCAGCTTGGTGATGCGGTCTTCTGGTTTGTGCGGCCGGATCAAGCCAGTGCGCAGGTCCACCGTTCCGTTGTTGCAGTTGAGCAGCCACTCATTGGCGTCCACCTTTGACGCGTCAATCGTCAGCGTCTTTTCAGAATCAGGATGGCGCTGCTCATCTTGCTGGTGTTCTCGCTCTGCGTGCCCCACTTCTTCAAAGCCTCGGCCACTGCCAGGTTGCGAGCACGCTCCTGGTCATTTGCAGCCGGCTTGGCACGCCACTGAGCCTCTTCGCCGGCAATGATCTTGGACAGCTTGGCCGTATCACGCCAGACATCACCGTCGTCTTTTACCCAGTGCTTGCCGCTCCATGTGTACCAGGCATCGGCAATGACCATGAGGGCCTTGCCGTAGTACTTGGCAATGCGGTTGGCATTGGCCAGGTCGGTACACAGGTGCTTGTGCTCGGGGATAGCAGCCATCGGCCCCTTACCACCACGACCCGAAGCACCCTTGCCGCCTGACGCGCCTGACGCGCCCGACGCCCCTGATGCGCCTTTGCCTCCACCTGATCCGCTTCCTCCTGAACCGCCAGCCCCACCTGCTCCACCGGCCGACCCGCTGCTGCCCGAACTGTCGCCACTCGCGCCATCGCCAACTTCATCGTCATCGACCGGATCGAAGCCCAGGCCCATGGTGTCGTTCTCATCGATGCCAAGCCTGGCAATGAACTCACCGCGTTTGCGGTCCAGGCAGTGCGCGTGCAGGCACTTGAACTGGCCGAGCAGGTGGCCATTGGTGTTGGGCAGGAAGTACTGGGTTGATGTCTCACCGCTGGCGCCAGAGTGCTCGCTCTCAAACGGGCACTTGATGTTGAGCGAGCCATCACGGCTGTAGCTCTTGACCATGCCGCGCTCATTGAGCGTGCGTGCCACCAGGTCACGGTCGGCCATGTCACGCAGGCGCTGCGCCCGGCTGGAGCCTGATCCAGACTCAGCGGCCATCGCCGACTCGCTGATGATCAGGTCCAGGTCATCGCTCACAAGGCCATCAACAAACCCACTGCGTGGCACCCCCAGCACTTCGAGCGGGTCATCCACGCCATCGAACACGGGGGACGCGGTGTAGTGGGCCTGCACCGGATTGAACAAGGTCACGTCGGTGTTGATTGCTTCCTCTTTGGCCCACACCCTCAGTTGTGCGCTTGTGTATGCAACCTTGCTGCGAAACCACAGGTGGGCATTGAGCGTGCCACCTTTGTCTGGGTGAGCGTGTGAGTTGCTGAGTTGCCAGTGATAGGCGGCACCGCTGAATGCTTCTGGAAGCTCGGTCTGGATGAACTCATCGATGGCTTCCTGCGGGTGCGTGATGGGGTCCCATGCCATAGGAACCCACTTGTCCACGTCCAGCAGCATGGTGTGTATAGCCTGGTCATCGAAGTAGTCCAACGACCGGCGTACACGGCCGAGCTTGAAGTCGGTGCCATCGCGGTCACGCGCTGCTCGGTCCCCCACATACTTGCCACGAATGACAACGGTTGTCGATTGTTCTTCCAGCTCGCGCAGCAGGGTTGCCAGGTCGTGGATCGTTGTGATCTCGACCTCGCGCATCCTGAAGTACTTCGCGTCACCGTAGCTGGTGATTGAGCCGTCTGCGTTCCATGTCTTAGCCAGCGCACTTGATGCGTGGCGAAGGACTGATATCTTGTCGATCATCCACGCGCTCCAATGGAAAGGTTTTCATGCTTGTGAATCAGGCGCAAGTCGGCCACCAGGGAATGCGTGAGCTGCCAGTCGTCAGCGAGCTTGCGGTCCTTGAACACCGCGTAGACGCCCATGTCTTGCACCTCCACGTCGGACCAGTCAAGGTTGCGTGTACGCAGGAAGTCGGTAAGCATTACGTCGAACGTCACCGGAGGCGCATGATCAACGTGGGTGCTGCCGACCAGATCGTGGCCGCAGATGCAGCACACGCCGCCCTCTTGCTTCTTACGAACATCCAGAACCTGGTCCATGATCTCGCGGCGGGCCGCTGCGCAGACGTTCTCTTTTGGGGAAGACCGTCCACCTGGCTTCAGCGGGACCACCCAACTGATGTCAATCTCAGACCCATCCACACGGGATAGCCACAACCCACGCGTTGATCCGAATGTCCCAGGGTTCATGCGGACTTCGATGTGCGAAACACCGGCCCCGCGTTTTCCTGCCCAATCATGGTGATGCTTCAGCACATCCATCAGGAATGCAGCCTGGTCATTTGGCAGCGGTGTGTTTAACGGAGCCGGATTGACAATGGCTCGGATAGCCACCTTCAGTGACTCCTGTGTCTGGAATACCTGGCCAAGAACGCCCTCGGTCTTCCACCACTTTGTTGATGGTTTTGGATCAGTCATGTAAAATTGCTCCTGCAAGCGTTGAAATACAAAAGCCCCTGTGCAGTGCGGAAACACTCAGGGGCTTTTTCTTTGGCGGTTCAAGACAGTGCTTGAACCAGATCAAGGATTCGGGGATTGATAAGACGCTGGCGGGCCACCCCGAACTTCAGCTCAATTTCAGCGGCCCGACGTAGCGGCACCCAGCCTCTGCGAACCCAGGTGCTCACTGCAGCCTCACTTACTTGCAGACGGCGGGCTAAAACAGCCTGCCCTCCCGCAACTTCGCAGGCATGTTTCACGGCGTTTGACATCAAATTCCTTCAGACTTCATCTTGAGGTTCAGATTCTGACTGAATTCTTACCCAAACACAACAAACTTCAGGCTTTGAATTCTTGAAAGCTGATGACTAGAATGACTTAACCATTAGATTCAGGAGACATTCATGGACAATTTGATAAAGAAGGTGCTCGACACCGACCTGAAGCGAATAGGCCTGAGCCAGCGCGAGCTTGTGTCCAAGCTGAACGCGGCTCACCCACTGACACCGGTCAGTGAAACAGCCGTATCGAACTGGAAGAAGGAGAACCGGATTCCAGCCAGGCGCCTGGCTGACTTGCTGCAGCTACTGGGTGAGAACGGGGCCCTGGCAACCGCTCTGGCTGCTGGTGACATCAACAAGCACGGCGAGGCGGTGTCGTTGGATGAGCCGGTGGAGGCAGATATGCCGAGCACGCCGGTGGCCAAGCTGCTCCATACCAGGGCTGCCCGTGGCAAATACGAAGGCCCAGAACCTGAGTTCGAGCAGCGCCTGGTAGAGCTGTCCAACGGAGCCTGGCACTCTTACTTCACAGGCTTGTATCGGCGCGACGACCGGCCGTACTTTGTTGCACCCCAGTTGGCAATAGATTTCATTTGGAAAGGCACGGACAAGATACCCACAAAGGAGCAGCTCGGCTACGCTGCGTTTTACAGAGGCATGAGGCTGATGCGACTGCGCGAGCGCAGCTTGCCAGAGAGCACCAGCAGGATTTATGCGATCTTGTTGATTGACCCGATTCAGACCAACGCAGCAAGACTGGCAGAAGACTTCAGGCCGATCCAGTTTCAGTTGGAACTATCCGGCATCTACAGTCGCATTGTTAGGACGCCTGAAGATGTGTTTGAAGTGATGTCCATATTGATGGAAGGCCGGCTCCCGCCAGAAGACGACCTGGACGAAATACCGTTCTAGCCTGACCAAAACCAACCGCAGCCCGCCTTGAGCGGCTTTTTACGCCTGCCTTATAGGTTTTTGCTATCGCATTGCCGCCTTCGATTGAAAAGATTGTGCTGAATTCCGATAAATTCAGCTGAAACACCTGTTCTTTACCTAAAACTTCAGTTACATTTCATCCAGCAACTGAATTTCAGGTGCTGAATCAGTAACCAGTAACCAGTAACCAGGAGTTTCCAAATGTCCCACGAACTTACTATCCGCGAATCCGGCAAGGTCGAATTTGCATTCCGCGCTACTGACGGCGCTCCCTGGCATGGCCTGGGCCAATCGATGGCCGAAGGCGCCAGCATCGAAGACTGGCGTGTCGCAGCCGGCATGGACTGGAAAGTCCAACGCGGCGTGGTCCGTTTCAACGTGGACCGCGAAGGCACCCAGATCGCTATGCCCGAGCAGCACGTCCTGTTCCGCAACGACAACAAGATGCCCCTGGGCGTCGTGTCTGACAAGTACCAGGTAGTGCAGCCCGCTGAAGTGCTGGAGTTCTTCCGCGAGATCGCGCACGTTGGCGGCCTGGAGATGTCCGCAGCCGGCACCATCTACGGGGGCAAGCGCTTCTGGGCCACGGCCAAGATTGGCGACGCAGCTCCCCTGGGCCTGCAGGACAAGGTCGGCGGCTACCTGCTGATCAGCACCAGCGCTGATGGCTCCCTCTCCACAGAAGTTCGCCGCACCACCGTCCGCGTGGTGTGCCGCAACACCCTGCAGATGGCCCGCGGTGAGAAGGCCGCCATGAAGATCACCCACCGTTCCAAATTCGACGCGTCGGCCGTCCATGAGTTCATGGGCCTGAACGAAGTGGCCTGGAGCCAGTTCCGCAAGGACATGGTCAAGCTGGCCAACACCGTGGTGACAAACGACACCGCCGAGCGCGTCCTGAAGGAGCTGTTCAAGAGCCCCGAGACCAGCGGCTACAAGAAAGTGCTGGACCTGTTCAACGGCGCCGGCATCGGCTCCAACCTGGACGGCAGCCAGGGCACCGCCTGGGGCCTGATTAATTCCGTCACAGAGTACGCCGACCGTCACGTCCGCGCTACCAGCGAAGCCAACCGCTTCGTGTCCAGCCAGTGGGGCCCGGGCAACGCCCTGAAGGCCCAGGCACTGAACCTCCTGCTGCCTGCCTAAAGAAAGGACCGGCCCCTCCGGGGGCTGGGCTACCGCAATGCCAAAACTCCAATCCATCAAGGCCCCAGGCCCCCGCGTGCAGCTCGTCGGCAGCGACGGCAGCGCAGTTGACCTGGACCTGACCCACGACGAATACGTCGAACTGCTTCGCGCCATGCAGTGGCCCGAAGACCTCCCCGCCTTCGACCGCTTCTGGTCGCCCATCAACGGCTCCGAACTGGGATCACCAATATGAACCGCCCCGTCACCGTCCAGCTCGACGGCCATCTGCAGATCACCGCCCGCCCTGAGCGGATCGCAGAAATCCGCAAGGCCATGGCCGCCATCAAGACGCCCAGCGTGCGTGCTTTCCGCAGCGCTCAGATGCGCAAGGCCGACAAGCGCTACTACCCGAAGCACACGCCTGGCATCACCACCGAGCAGTACGTCGAGGCGTACTGGAAGCTAAACGGCGGCGCCGTTGGGCTCGTCTGCAACGTCAGCCTCTGCACTGGCAAGCGCACCCCCATGGAGGGCGAAGTGCAGCGCCTGGTCGGCTACTTCTATGAACCCCTGGGCACCACGCCCCAGCACTACCCGCTGTTCGACGGCGTGGAGGAGGCACTGTGAACCGCGCCCAAGCCATCATCAACATCGGTCTGGCTCACGAAGAGCTGACCTACCTGGTCGAGCAGTGCGAAAAGCATGAGCTGCACGTCCTGGAGTTCTGGACCAAGGGCCGCACTTTCGCAGCCCTGGTCGAGTCGCACCGCGACACCCTGCGCATGTGCGTGTACGCCCTGTGCAAGGACCTGAACCGCGACGCCATCGCAATGATGCCGGTTCCCGCAGGCGAGATCGTTGGCCCGCGCTCCGACCGCTACGGTGCATTCGACTTTGCCCAGTTCCAGGCGGTGCCGGTATGAACCTCAGCCGCCTCAACCCCTTCCGTCAGCCCAGCGCCCGTGAGCTGGCCGCCCAGGAGCTGTTCGACGCCGAGCGCGAGCTGCTCCTGGCCCAGCGCCAGCAGGCCTACAGCCAGAAGCTGGTGGAGTTCTACCAGGGGCGCATCGCCGCCCTGCGGGAGCAGCAGCCGTGACCTTCTGGACACCCATTCGCATTCTCTTTGCGGTCACTTACCTGGCCGCTTTCATCACCCTGTACTTCGTTCTTTGAAAGGACCCGTTTCCATGACCCGCATTCAGTTCCGCGCCGCCCAGCGGGCCCGCGTCAAGAAAGCGCAGCGCGATACCGCTGTCGCACTTGGCCTGCCCAAGGCCTTCTTCCAGTTCGCCAAGCGCCACGGTGCGTTGCCCAGCGACGTGCTCGCCCAGCGCCTCAAGTTCCCCCTGTAACCCCAAGGAGTTTTTTCGTGAGTATCACCCTCAACCTGTCATTCGCCTCGGTCACCGAGATGCGTGCCGCCCTTGCTGAGATGCTGGCCGGAGTCACCCCGCCCACAGTGGCGCCATCCCCCATCCAGTTGGAGCAGGCTGTTGCCCACGCCGCTGAAATCCAGGCCAAGGCTGACGCCGCCCCCAAGGTCGCCGCTAAGGTCGAGGAGGAACGCCGCGCCCCAAAGCAGGTGAAGGCCGAGAAGGCAGAGAAGCCTGCTGCGACTGCGAGTGCCGCACCGGAAGTAGAGCCGGAGAAGTCTACCGACGTTGGCTCAACGCCCCCTTCTGACGGCCCGACCTACGACGACGTTGCAGCCATTGTGATCAAAGTCAGCAAGGCCAAGGGTCGCCCGCATGTGGTTGAGCTACTGAAGCCGTTTGGTATCCCAACCTTCACCGCGGCCAAGCCCGAGCAGTACGCAGACATCAAGCGCGTTATGGAAGAGGCTCTGGCATGAGCTTGACCAAGACTGAGGTGGCCAAGGCTGTAGCCGAGGTCTACCACGCCAAGTACGGGGCCAGTGGATGGCCCGGCTGGGGCTACTGCGCCCAGTGGATCGGCGGCGGCGCGGCGTCCCTCTACGCTGCTACTGGGTCGGTCATCCATGAAGTTGCAGCCGAGTGCTTGACCTCACAGAGCAACTGCTCCGACTACATCGGCAAGACCTATGAGTCTGATGGATACACCATCATCTTCAATGAGAGCCACGCTGAAATCGGCCAGTTCTACGTCGATACCATGCGCGGCCTGCACGCATCGCTCGGCGGTGAATTGCTGGTTGAGCAGGGGTTCGATCTTGAATACCTGACCAAGGAGCTTGGCGCACGCAGCACATTGGATAGCGCTATCGTTCCAAAGGTCCGCGGAGAACTTCTGGTCTGCGATTTGAAGACCGGAGCGGGTGTTGCTGTTGATGCTGTAAACAATGGCCAGGGCGTCATCTACGCGATCCTGGCGTATGACCAGTACAGCATGGTGACCGACATCACCAGCGTTCGCATAATGATTGTGCAGCCGCCGCTTAACAGCGTAAGCGAGTGGGTTCTGTCAATCGAAGAGCTTGAACAGTGGCGCACAAAAGTGATCGAAGCTGCTACTGCAGCCCAGGCTGGAAACGTAGCAGCCACACCTGGTGAGAAGCAGTGCCGCTGGTGCTCCAAGGCCGCAACTTGCACCGAGCTGAATAACCTGGTGTTTGAAGCTGTCGAAGCAAACGACCCGAAAGATATTGCAACCGATGACCTGGCTGAAGCCATGTCCAAGGTCGAGATGATTGAGGGTTGGATCAAGTCCATCCGTGCTGAAACTGAGCGCCGTCTGCTGGACGGTCGCACCGTAGCTGGATGGAAGCTGGTCCAGGGCAAACGCGGCAATCGTCAATGGTCAAAGCCTGCTGATGCCGAAGCACTTCTCAAGTCCATGCGACTCAAAGAGTCTGACATGTATGACTTCAAGCTGATCAGCCCAACTACTGCCGACAAGCTGGCTAAAGCCGGAACCATCGGACCCAAGCAGTGGGAGAAGGTTCAGCAACTTATTACCCAGTCCGAAGGCGCCCCGAGCGTGGCTCCTGAGTCTGACAAGCGCCCCGCACTTGTACCCGGCTCTATCGAGTTCCAACCCATCGAAACGGGGGTGCCGGAATGACCAAGTAACCCGACACGCACCGAAACAAATCACCTGTTTTTACTTTAGAGAAATCATCATGCCCATTATCAAACTCAACAAAGTCCGTATCGTTTATCCCAACCTGTTTGAGCCGCGTGCCGTCATGGACAGCGAGCCCAAATACTCTGCAACCTTCCTGTTTGCACCTGACCACAAAGCCCACGCAGCCGTGAAGGCCGCGATTGAGGAGGCTGCAAAAGCCAAGTGGGGCGAGAAGGCACCGGCCGTCCTGAAAGCTGTTCGTGCTGCCGGCAAGACCTGCCTGCGCAACGGCGACGACAAGGATGTCGAAGGCTTCGAGGGGAACATGTACATCTCCACCTCCAACAAGAAGCGCCCCAAGGTCGTGGACGCCGACGGCGACACCCCGCTGGTTGCTGCTGATGGCAAGCCCTATGGCGGCTGCTACGTCAACGCCTACGTCGATGTCTATGCGCTGGATATGCCAGGTGTCGGCAAGGGCATCTGGGGCTCTCTGCAGGCTGTGCAGTTCCACAGTGACGGCGAAGCAATGGGAGGCGGAAGCGCTGGCAACTTGAGCTTCGACGCAGTGGAAGAGGACGACGAAGAGGACCTGGTCTAAGTCCTCATATCGAGCCCCGTGACAGGGGGCTCTTTTATGAGTACTAAACCAACCCTGGTCTATGACCTTGAGATTTATCAGAACTACTTCCTGTGTGCGTTCAAGAACATCGAGACCGGAAACGTCCGCATGTTCGAGATGTACGAAGGGTGCGAGTTCGACATTGAAACTGTTCGCAAGATTTTGCGCAGCTCAACTGTGATCGGGTTCAACTCCATCAACTTTGACTTGCCCATCCTGAGCATGGCGCTCAGTGGTGCCGACAACGAAAAGCTGAAGAAGGCCACCAACGCAATCATTGAAAACAACTTGCGGTCTTGGCAGCTTGAGCGCCGCTTCAACTTCAAGACCGTTGACTACGTCGATCACATTGACCTGATTGAAGTAGCCCCCGGCATGGCCAGCTTGAAGATTTACGGCGGCCGTATGCACGCCCCGAAGATGCAGGACTTGCCTATCGAACCCGACGCACTGATATCTTCCGGTGACCGTGAGCTGCTGAAGTCGTACTGCGTGAACGACCTGGTGGCCACCGAGATGCTGTACTGCAAGCTGTCTCCCCAGATCAAGTTGCGCACAGACATGTCGGCCGAATATGACATCGATCTGCGCAGCAAGTCTGATGCACAGATCGCCGAGGCAGTGATCAAGAAGGAGGTCGGTGACATCAAAGGCGAGGAAGTTGTTCGGCCTGAAATAGATGCTGGGACTGTCTTCAAATACACACCGCCGAAGTACATCAAGTTCTCCAGCGTTGAGCTGCGCGACATATTGCAGCGCCTGAAGGATACCGAGTTCGTTGTGCAGAACAGCGGCAAGGTGGAGTTCCCTGCTTGGATGACGAAGCTGAAAGTAAGCATCGGCGGAGCCTCATACAAGATGGGTATCGGCGGCCTGCACTCCCAGGAGTCCACTGTCTCGCATCACACCGATGAGCAGACCCTGCTTGTTGACCGTGACGTGGCCAGCTACTACCCGAACATCATCCTGTCGCTAGGCCTGCGCCCGCGTCACATGGGTGATGCATTCACAAAGGTCTACTCGGGCATCGTGCAGCGCCGGCTGAAGGCCAAGCGCGACGGCGACAAGGTAACCAATGAAGCTCTGAAGATCACGATCAACGGCAGCTTTGGCAAGTTCGGCAGCAAGTGGTCCGTGCTCTACAGCCCTGACCTCCTGATCCAGACAACCATCACGGGCCAGCTCGCGCTGATGATGCTGATCGAGAACCTGGAAGACGCTGGCATTCAGGTTGTGTCTGCCAACACCGACGGGATTGTGTGCAAGCTGCTACGCAGCCGCTACTCCGAGCTTGAAGACATCTTCTTTGAGTGGGAGACCCAGACTCGTTTTGAAACCGAAGAGACCCGCTACCGTGCCATCTACTCCCGCGATGTGAACAACTTCGTGGCGATCAAAGAGGACGGCGGCCACAAGGCGAAAGGTGTCTATGCACCTGGCAGCTTGGCCAAGACTCCGAGCAGCGTTGTATGCATCGACGCGGTGCTGGCGTACTTGAAGACCGGCGCACCTGTTGAAGACACGATTCACTCCTGCTGGGACATCACCAGGTTCGTGACGGTACGCAGCGTTAAAGGCGGCGCCCTTGACCAGCAAGGTGCCTATCTCGGTAAGGCCATCCGCTGGTACTACAGCACTGACGTGAAGGGTGACATCACCTACAAGATCAATGGCTACAAGGTCCCGCGCACAGAAGGAGCCCGAGCACTAATGGACCTGCCCGCCGGTGGTGAGTTCCCAGCTGACGTTGACCTCGATTGGTACATCGCAGAAGCCAAGTCCATCCTGAATGACATCGGAGCCACGTTGTGAAAGAACGCGACATTGAAGAGTACTTGGTCATCCGAGTCAAAGCGATGGGCGGCATCGCCTACAAGTTCACCAGCCCCGTGCGTGCAAACGTGCCTGACCGGATCGTCGTCATGCCAGGCGGAAGGTTGATCTTCGTTGAGCTGAAGGCACCGGGCAAGGTGGCTAACCCAGCACAACTGCGCGAGCACCAGCGGCTGCGCGATCTTGGCCAAACCGTTGTTGTGATCGACAGCTTGGCAGGTGTAGAGGAGTTACTTGGATGAAGCTGCACGACTACCAATGGGAGCTGGTTGACAAGGTTGTTGAGAACAAGCGCGTCAATCTGTTTGTACCGATGGGGCTTGGCAAGACGGTAACCGTCCTGACAGCGCTCGACATTCTCAGCCTGACTGATGACTGCTTTCCAGCACTGGTGCTTGGCCCCCTGCGGGTGGTTGCAAGTACCTGGCCTGATGAGGTGGCCAAGTGGGACCACCTGAAGCACCTGAAGGTTTCCGTTGTCACCGGAACGAAGGCCGAGCGCGAGGCAGCGCTGCGCCGTGAAGCAGACATCTACTGCATGAACTACGACAACCTGCAGTGGCTAGATACCGCGCTGCGTGAGAAGCCCTGGCCATTCAAGACCGTCGTTGCTGATGAGTGCAGCAAGCTCAAGGGATACCGCACGCGCCAGGGTTCTGTTCGCGCCGCCGTGCTCGGCAAGTATGTGCATGACGATGTGACTCGCTACATCGGACTCACCGGAACACCTGCAAGCAACGGCGTGCAGGACATCTGGGCTATCACCTGGTTCGTGGACCGCGGTCAGCGCCTTGGCCGCACGTTCTCCTCGTTCAGCCAACGCTGGTTTGCACCCGACTGGAGCGGCTATGGACTGGTGCCACACAAGCACAGCCAGGGTGAAATTCAAGAGCTGATCAAAGACATCTCACTGAGCCTGAACGCCGCCGATCACTTCGACCTGACTGAGCCCATCCGCAACAACATCTATGTTGATCTGCCCAACGGTGCGCGTGATCAGTACCGGCAGATGGAGACCCAGATGTTCACGGAACTAGCCGGTGAAGAAGTTGAAGCATTCAGCGCGGCGGCCAAGACCATGAAGCTGCTGCAGTTTGCAAACGGTGCTGTGTACACAGATGAGTCAGGCGGCTACGGCGAAGCCCACGACGGGAAGATCGAAGCGCTGCGCTCTGTGGTTGAAGAAGCCAACGGTGCCCCCGTGCTGGTCGCCTATCACTTCAAGTCGGACCTGGAACGACTGCTGAAAGCATTCCCAAAAGCCCGGGCCCTGGACAAATCAACCAAGACCATCCGCGACTGGAACGCTGGAAAGATTCCAGTGCTGCTGGCCCACCCTGCCAGCGCCGGCCATGGTCTGAACCTGGCAGCAGGCGGTTCGATCCTGGCGTTCTTCTCGGTCAACTGGAACCTGGAAGAACACCTGCAAATCATTGAACGGATTGGCCCAACCCGCCAGGCCCAACTCGGCAGCGGCCGCGCTGTCTATCTGCACTACATCCTGGCCCGCAACACGGTGGATGAGCTGGTTATGCAGCGCCTCGATGGGAAGAAGTCGGTGCAACAGATTTTGATGGACGCTATGAAAAGGAGAGCAAAGTGAGGAAACGCAGCAAGTACCGCCCCAAGCCAATCATTACGGACCCGCTGAACTGGGTCTTGAACGGCTTCAAGACCTTGGAAGAGACAGAGCTGACCCGCCTGGGCGTGATGCACCACCAGGCGCTGCACGCGATGACCCACGGCACCGGTGTGTGGGAAGACTGGAACACCATCTGCCACATGACAAACCTGGCCGTGGCCCTGTCGCAGATGGTCTTCGGCAACGCATACCTGGACGACCTGAAGGAAGCCATGGTTGCACACGCACGCTGCGGCCGTCGCCACTTGGATGGTAAGAGCCTGGCCTACACCGGGCCCGAGCTGCAAGCCATCAACACGGCGGCCGAGATCATCACCGAGCAGCTTCGCCTGGCTACGCGTGCCGAGCTGGAGGAGGCGGTCGCGAGGTGGAGCGATGCAAGCGAGCCAAGAACTTTTATGCCTCGGTCATTCAAGGACACGGTCTGCATGAGGTGACCACATGAACGAACCCGTCAACGCGCTGGGCGAGCCCAGCCCCAACCGCACCGACTTCACCGGCTGGAGCCGCGAAGGTCTGGAGCGCTTCGCCCGCGAGGTCGCCGATGAGAACCTGGTGCTGCGCACCGATCTCAAAACCTTGCATGAATTTATACGCAACAAATGGAAGGAAGAACTGTGAAACGCATCTGCAATGTTTGCAATGAGCTGACCGACAAACTGGTCAAGAGCAAGGACTCAACGGACGGCGTGCGCTCTCTGTGCAAGGACTGCTTCAACAAAGAGCAGAAGAACCGGCGTAAGGCCGAGCGATACAAGCAGGCCGCGCAGTCCAGAGCGGAGACCCTGGCCCGCCAGGCGCAGATCGCCGAAGAGGAACGAACCAAGGCGCTGCCATTCATCGCCCGCCCCCGCACGTTTGTGCGCGAGGGCAAGTGGGACGGCAGCATGGGACCGGTGTACTACCGCAACGATGGACTGAAACATATTCAGTCGCGGGGCGTGTGATGGCCTGCAATCAAGACTGCGAACAAGGCGACAAGTGCGACTGCGGAACGCCCTTCAAATTTAGCGAGTTGGATATCTGGATCGCGGTAACCGCCGCGGTGTTTGCGCTGTCCTGCTTCGGCTATCTGATCGGGGGCTGGCGGTGATCTGCTCATGCTGTGGTGAAGACAAGCCTGTCACTTGCTTCACTCACTCAGGCAACAGAGGGCGTGCTAAGCACTGCAAGGAGTGCGGCGTGTGGCTGTACCTGCTGCGTCAGGTCTTCGGCCCGACAAGGAACTGGGAAGCGAACCGCATCAAGGTAGCGCAGCGCAAGCAGCTACTGAGGGCGGAGCAGCCACCGAAACCACCGAAGGCGAAGAAACCACGGGTGCGGAAAGTAAAGCCGCCCAAACCAAAACCACAAAGGACTATTTATGTTCATGCGTATAGGACTATTCTTGCTGACAGTAATTGGCCTTATCGCCTCACCGATAGTGGTGCTTGTGTACCTGTTTCAGAAGACAACGGGGTGGTGGAATGACTAAAGCACTTGAACTGGCTATGAATCCAGAAACTAACGAATCGTATTTGTGGTTAGAACGAATTCAAGAACTGGAAGCAGAACTTGACCACCTTGTTGCAGTGAACAAGGAACTGGTAGCAGTGCTTAACGAAATGCTTGATGACATTGGACGGGCAAACTCAATGCCAAGTGCAGTGAAAGCCCGTGCAGCAATCGCAAAACATGGAGGTGCATGATGGCACTAGCAGACTACAAACTATGTGACAGGTGTGGCAGCAAGGCTTTCTACGACTCCAATCTGAGTTATGAGCAAGGCCCACAAGGCTACGGTGCCGATAAGCCTTTTCGTGAGTGCGGTTTAGAGCAAATAGAAGACCCGGAACATAACCACAAGTGGGGCACACGCCTTGGATACCTTGGGGATTGGGCTGTGCTGTGCGAAGACTGCGCCAAGACACACAAGACTGTCATTGTCCCATTGGAGGTGCTATGACTGATATTGAAGAAGCAAGGAAGGTAGCACAGCGGCTGCGTGTGGGCGACGAAGATTGGATGCCGATCAATGAAGATGCAGCCGACACCATAGACGCATTGATTGCCGAAGTGGAGCTATTGAAGGTAGTGGATGCAGAGCCTGTGGCGTGGCGAACATTTGATGGTGAAGGTGGCTATGACTACCGCGCCTATGAGGGTAACGAAGGCTACCAAGCCGATTGGAATACGCGCAACCCGAACCATGTTGGATGGGTTGATGCACTCTACGCAAAGGACGTGAAACATGATACTGAGTGA